AATTGATTTCCAATCAGCTGAACATTAGTGTAAAAATTCATTCCTTAATCAAGTCCTCATATTTTTCAAGTAATGTCGGAGTTGGATCTGCAAGTGTCAGAATCTTATCCGAACTCATCATGAAAGTTTTTTCTTTTGTATATCCACAAAGAAATGGTTCTAAAGTTTGGTCACTCCTTATAACAAATGGTTCAATTAATTTACAGTCAGGTTCTCCAATATCAGCACCAACTTCTTCAATCTGACTGATTAGAATCAGATTGTTCATCAACGCTAGCACCTTTGTTAGTTTCTTTTCCATAGTTTAAAACATCTTCTACATACATTTCTTTTAGTTTAACAGTTGGTTCAACCATAGTGACCAACCAATCGGCAGGAACGGGAATTTTTTCATCCGCAGAAAGTGGAATCCATGGGTACAAAGAAACTTCAAATCCAGTTTTTTTAGTTTTTTCTGCACTTTCTTCTTCAACCATATTTGGATTTCTCATTCTAACCAAACAAGGTTTTGAGAGATTATATCCAACGACTCTTACATTTTCACCTTCACCAAACACCATTTCTGAAACATCAGCAATTAAATCTTCTCCAGATTTAAGAAGCATTAATTTAATAGTCATAACTTTCTCATACCTCCATACATTTTAGCAAGAAAAAAAGGAGGAGTCAAGTTTCTCCTCGTTTTTTTGCTTCTCTCAATTTTGCCTTCTCACTCATTTTTCTTTTCGTCTCTTCACTCATTTGTTTTTTTGCGTCACTCATTCTTCTTTTCGCCTCTTCACTTAATTTTTTACCCATATGAGATTTACTTATTTTATTTTTTGTATCCTCTGTTAATTTTCTTCCGGTCCACAATTTTGATAATTTTTGTTTTACTTCTTCTTTACAAGGGCGACCTTTTGAAGATTCTCCAATTTTTTTCTTTGTTTCTTCACTGTGTCTTCTCAATCTCATCATAGATTTAGTTTCTTCCGAGTGCTGTATAAATCCAGAGGGTTGACATCCACCACTATGTATATTTTCCAATATACCAGTTCCTTGACTTTTTCTACCAAGAATTTCGATTAAATAAATTTCGTGCTTAAATGCATCTTCCTCCGTAAGATTGTTCTTCAAAATCACTATTCTTTCATTTGGTGGAATCAAAACAGAGTGATTTTTATCCCAAGCTCTTTTACCTTTTCCTTTACCAATATAATAAGGAATATTATTTTCATCAAAATAAGCATATGTATAGTATTCCATTTAATCACGCCTACTCTTTATTGGTATTTATAAAAAATGAGGAGTCAACCTGGATTTTGCCAGGACTCCTCTATGGCATAACACCGACGATATTCAGTTCTATTTATTCTCCGCCGTTTCCGCCACCACCATTACCACCGTTGCCGTTACCATCAGCACTGCCACCAGCACTTGAGCGACTTCTCACGGGAACTGCTTTACCTTTTCCAATATTTTGTGACTTACCATCTTTATAAACGGTGTGAGGAACCGCATTTTTATATGCAATTGTTTTGAACTCGTCGAAAGATTTCATTTTTATTTTTATTTATAGGTAGTCCTTTCTCTTATGATACTCTGGAACAATCCTGCCCAAAGTAACAGTGAGAAGTCCATCCTCAAACTCCACTGCTCGCACTTCCGTATCATCCGAGAGCGTCCAGACTCTTGTAAAACTTCTTTGTGCTAAACCTTTATGAAGATAGTTTGATTCGGTCTCTTTATCTTCTTTTTGTCCTTCTACAAAGAGTTTACCGTCTTGTGTGTAGACAAAGACTTCTTTCTTTCTAAATCCTGCGAGAGCAATCTCAAGTCGTGATTCTACATTACTGACTTGAACTAGATTATATGGAGGATAGTTAGAAGTCGTTTCGTGCAGATGGAAGAGACGGTCAAAGTATTCGTCCATTCCAATAGAGTTGCGAGTAATCTTCTCCATCAGTGCAGGAAGATCCGCAGCAGCGTAACGTGCAAGGTTTGTCATTTTAGTAGCTCCTTAAAAAGCGAGTTTGTGTTGTGTGGATCCTTTCGGCATCCTATACTAATTATACAACATCTCATAAAAAATGGGGTGTTGAACCCCGTATTTTTTATTTCGGATATTACTGGGTGAAAACTAATAAAAGTTTTATCCCTTGAATACCAACTGAACAAACAGAAAAGAGTTAACGCAAACCCTCTTCAACAATCATTTGATTAAGAACACTCCAAATTTTATGAACTTTTTTATCAACCAAGTTTCTTTGTTCTTTGAAAGAAAAATATTCTTGGTCAGTTGCTCCAATGGAAATTGTTTTACCTTCAAAAAATGAAACTCCTGGTCTCATATGCTGCTTGTAATTAGAAGCTGCTACACCTTGATTCATATGATATGGTTTGCATCCAAAATAATTCGCTTTCACAAATTTCCATTTTGGAAAAAGTTTTTCTCCATGATTTTTATGTCCAGATTCAAACTCTCTAAAACGCAAAGTTCCATCTGGTCTAAGAAAAGATGCGACAATGGTATAAAGACGACTCTCAGATTTAATCGCATTTAATTGTCCGGTGCCCTTTGAACTGTATTTGAGACCAAGGATTCTCATGAGTTCTTCGCCCTCAAATTCATCTTCACAATTCAAATCAAAAATTCCACTGCCAATCAAACGACTACAAAGTTCGATTTTTTGATTTTCAATAAATTGATGAACTGCATCGTCATATTCATAATATGGATCAAATCCATATCCTTGAGTCCTAGCAATATTCAAATCTTCATTTGCTTCCTGAATATATTTAAATATATGTTGGTTTTGCTTTTGATATTCTTTAAGTTGTATTGGGTTAAAAGACTTTAATGATTTTAAAGCATTTTTATCTCTTTTCAAAAAACTAGCAATCGATCTAACATCTGCTTCATCAGTAGAAATTGAATATTCTCGCATAAAGAGAGAATTTTTTTTCATATGCTCAGGATTATATCCCGCTAGTTTTCTTGCGGTTGGTGTTTTCTTTTGAGGAAAAAGTAAAATTTTAATTCCCCCCAAAAAAGCATTTTTTTCAAGTTTGCACAACTCTTCAAAACTAAAAGGCTGTGCCATCGTAAATTTATGAGATTCTCGTAAGTGTGCATCTTCTACTACGAGAATATCTCCAGACTTTATATTTGGAATGTTAAGATTAATTAAATCTTGTTGTGGTAATTTTCCGTAAAATTTATTTAAGTTGCTATCAAAGATGTGAACTTTTCCCTGTCCTACATCTGCAGTAAAAAGATTTGTCATTTTAATAAAACAAAGAACTTTGTAAAAAAGTTTGAAAACCAAAAATGGTCTTGAACCTGAAATAAGTATTATGCCTTGAAAACTAACAAGAGTTTTACACTCTGAATACCAATCTCTCAGACCTTCATAGCATAGCACATAAAAAAGGGGGGTGTCAACCCCTTTGAGATTATTCGGTTTCTACCGCTTTTCCTTTCTTACCAATATTATACTTCTGCTCCAAAATCCAATCGCCTTTGTCTTTGTAGGCAAGAACTTTGATTTGGTTGAGGGGTGCGATGTCTGTTACAGCACTTTCCTTTACAACCGTAATCAATCCCCAGTCAGCAAGAAGGCGAACGATACGATTACGACGCTGAACATCATTCACAGTTAGATTGGCGTGTTTACCGTCCAGAGCAAACAGTTCCTTAAAGTGAACGATATAATATCTGCCTTGCTTATGAAGAATATGGCAGGATTGATAGAGTTTCTTTTCCTTTCGTGATGCAACTCCAATACGGGTTAAGGTTTCACGAACTTTAAGAAAGTCATCGGGTTCATTCAGAATGACCTCGACCATTTGATCTTGAGCCCATTCTACTGTAGGTTCTACCGTGGTAGTCATTTGGATCCTCCAATATCAAGTCGTTGTTTAATAAAGTTAAGTTGTTCTTTAGTTAAGATCTTCAGTGCTTGAGATGCTTTCTCATTACTATAACCATAGTATGATTTAACACATTCTAAGTCTGTAACCTTATCCTTTCGGAGCCAGGGAGAAAATCTCTTCTTTTTCCTCAAACTATTTAGATAAAACGAATATTGCATATCTTTAGAAAGATAATGATGTATATTCATTTCGTTTGCATACATTATGCAGTCAATGTGTCCTGACAGGCAACGATTAACGATATAAGGAGGATAAGACTTAATATCTTCTGATAAATCTTCTTTTGTAAAATTAATTGAGTTGAGCCAATCCTTCAGTTCCATAATTAAATAGCAGCAGTTCTTTTCTATCTTTTTGCTCTCGCATATATTCACCAACTGAACGCATCGTGTATGTCAAATCAAACTCACCAGTATTCCAATTTTTAAATCGGTCTTTTACAAGTTGGTCTGAGTTATAACTAATCAGTTGATGCATAGGATAACGAAAATCACAATCGGCAGCAAACTTATCGTGATCAAATCCTTTATGCATTGATCCCTTTCTCCCATAGAGATTATCCTTAATGTCATAAGGAGGATCGAGATACACAAAAGCAGTAGTGTCTCCATCCAAAAGATAATCGTATGAATAGTTAGTTATACGCCATTTTGAAATTAACGCAGAATACTCAGGCAGCTTTTCAATCCCCCGCAGACTGAAATTGTTATTGGATGCCTGTGCTGAAAACGATGAACTCTCAGTGAGACCAGAGAAACTGCACTTATTGACAACATAGAAAGCCACAGCACGATCAATGCTTGGCAAATCTTTGTCATTGACTTGCTCCTTTGCTTTAAGAAAAAGTTCTTTCGCCAGGACCGGAGTATTATTTTCTGTCTTAAGATCTACAAGTTTATCTTTAAGATCAGTACCAAACATCTGGAGTTGTTGCCAGAAGTTTACAAGAGGTTCGTAAAGATCATTCACCCAAATATCTAGGTTAGGATATTTCTTAGTGATATAAATCGCAACACTTCCTCCACCGAGGAATGGTTCACGAAATTCTCTATAGTTGCGTAGGTCTGGAAAGTATGGTGCCATCTTGGCAACCGCTCTACTTTTACCTCCTGGGTATCTTAAACAAGTTTTTAGTTGTTTTTGACTAATTGACATTCAATTTCTCCATAATCATTTCATATTTTTCTCGGCGTCTATTACCAAGATAAGGTTTCATCAATTCAGTCCATCTTTTTGCTGCTTCACCTTGAAGGTTTATGTAATAAGTTGGTTTTTGACCTGCTGCTTTATGGACTGGACCACCATCAGTATAAGTTATTTTCCTACCATCCATTATAACAGCAACACGCTCCATAATATCTTGATCGGTCATAGACATACTCATAGAAAGGTAGTCCTTTTCAGTATAAGTTTTTCCATTAGCAAAGGTTCTTGTTCTTCCTTTTTTATAAGACCAAGACCCCTCACCTTCCCATATACCAGTAACCCAAGCAAGTTCAGTTTCTGTTGGTTCTCTATGTTCGTAGATAGTGCCTTTAGCCATAACTTATAAACTACACCACTTCTATTTAGTAGTGGTGTTGTTTTAAGAGATTTCATTCAAACTCTCCAGTTTTATTTTTTGACGGAATAATATACTGGGGAGTACAAGTTACAGCGATTGCAGTTTTTTTCGTTGCTTCTGCCATCTCACGATAACCAGTTCCAACATAAATTTGTCCGCCAACCACAGCAACTGCCATAGCGCCCCAAAAAATATAATACCAAGAAGATTTGATTTGATGTCTCATTTAAATTCACACTCCACCATAATTTCAGTAAGGGCAGCAAGAAGATTTATTTCCTGGTCAGCCACGAACGCACATTGGTATTGATACTTAGCAATAACAAGAACGGCAGCAGGGATAGATGCGGGAACAAGGCAATCGTAAGCGGAGTCATAAACCCTGCGAAGAAGACTAGAAGCGTCGTTGTCCAGGTTGGAGACCACCCACTTTCGGACTTCAGGAAAGTTTTTATCTTTGAGATACTTGATAAGATCATTTACTTTTACATCACTAAAAGTTGCAAGAATGCCTGAATTGATTTCTCCTCCCGACGAATAGCGTTGGCACTCATTAAGGACTCGTCTCCAATCGGGAAAATGTTTGTTAATAAGTTCGATAAGAACTTTGTTATCGAACTTGACACCTTCCTTTTGTAAGATGTCCTGAAGGCGTCCATAAAAACCTGCAGCAAGGTTAGCTTTCTCTTTCCCCTTGATATTGAAGTCCACCACAGCGCATCGAGAGTGGAGAGGTTCAATAATTTTGTTCTTGTAGTTGCAGGTGAAGATGAATCTACAATTGTTACTAAATTCCTCAATAGACGCCCGTAGGAGGAGTTGAACGTCGTTTGTTGTGTTATCTGCCTCATCAATGATGATGACTTTGTGTTTAGCAGTTGACGAAAGCGATACGGTCGAAGCGAAGTTTTTCGCAGTGTTTCGGACAGTATCAAGGAATCTACCTTCGTCGGATCCGTTAATAACATAAACATCAACTTCCAGTTCATTACAAAGTGCTTTTGCCACTGTTGTTTTACCACAACCAGCAGGTCCAGCAAGGAGAAGATTTGGAACTTCTCCTTTATCCAAAAAATCCTTAAACGTTTTTTTAGTACTCTCGGGGAGAATACAATCTTCAATTGTTTTGGGTCGATACTTTTCGACCCACAAAAATTCATCACGACTCATAATGTTTATACCCAATCAGGTTTTCGTTCTGGCATACGAAGATAATTAGATGCAACCCAAGGTTTGGATGCGATATACATCTTGTAAGCAGTAAAAGTGTCAATGCTTGTGTCAAATTTAAATTCATCTGGCATCGCACGGGCAAATGGTGTTACTTCAGTAATCTTTCCTTTCGGGAAGAGATAGTAAGCATCTACAAGTGTCTTATAACACGAGTGAGTTTTATTATACCGCAGGCAGTATTCGTCAGACAAGTTCAATCCCCATTTGATTAACCAATACGCATTGTGAATACTCTCCAGTGCCCACTTAGTGCAGGGATGATTACGGAATGCTCCCTTCTCGGTCTTGTAGGGGGTTCCATCCGACTTAGGAAGAGTTCCATAACCGTGCCCCCACTTCTCTGATGCCACAATAGAGAGCATCTGACAGCACTCTAAGGGCATCTTGACAATGTGCTTATCAGGAAGACAAATGGCACTCTCGGCAGGAAAGGGAGAAGTTACGAATATATTGATGGTAGGTTCCTCAACTCATCAGAAACAATACTTTCGAACATAGTGTTGAACTTTTTCTGGTTTGTCTTCAAAGTAAAATGCCTCGTGTTCTTTCTGTGTTGCTTTATAGGATTGAGTAACAGCCACAGATTTTTTGATATCTTCCATTTTATTCCAAGGAAGAGGCATTAATTTTGCAGAAATACCAATCGGTTCATTACGATTGCAAATCTGTGCAGCGTGAAATGCTTCGTGAAAAACGGTTTCATTCACATAGCGATTCATATCCCAACCACCATTTTTGATGTTCTTGGTGCATACAACAAATTTATTTGGAGTTTGGGCATAACCAAAAACTTGATTATTTCTACACAATCCAATATTTTCGTGAATATGAAACTTGGCAGAAATCAAATCACGAATTAGTTGTTGACCCTGTGGGTTCAGATAAAGAAGAAATTCCATCACTTAAAAGTAGAATCAGGTTCCAGAGCAATATAATAACACAGGTCATGATTTTTACTGGTAAATCGTGACAGAAGTTTAGAAGACACAACTACCTCATAAGTTCCAGGAAGAACCTTGATATTTTCAACCTTAAAGTTGAATACGAATTCAGAGTCAGTTTCACCAACAACAATCGCAAAATCATTGGAGGTATCATTCTTCTTATCACGAACTACCAGTTTCACTACACCACCTTCACCAACTGCAGAAATATCGGGAAGTTGATAAACTGCTGCTGCCTTCAGAAGTTTGTCCAGTTGCTCAGTACTCAGTTCAAAACATACATCTTCGCTGGGAAGATTGATTGCTTTATCGGGAGGAGTGATAATAACGTTGGGATCAGCAAAGAAATACTTAGAGCGCATTTTGCCTTCACGAATGACCACATATCCATCATTCACAAAATCAAGCTCTGGGCTTTGATGAAGACCAAGACCATTTAGAAACTGGTTGAGGTCATAGATACCAAAATCTTTGGGAAGTTCTTCAGTAATCGTTGCTTCAGCAAGAATGTTCTTCATCACGCTGATAGTACGCAGTTTGTTTCCTTCCTTAAACAGAATTGACTGATTGATAGAAGAAAAGTTTTTGAGAACGGAAAGAGTTTTGTCAGAGAGTTTCATAATAATCAGTAGTTATATTGACCAGAAGTGTTCTTGTGAAGACCAGCGAAGTGGTACAAAAGAATACAATAGTGGATTGCTTTCAAAATGTCCATCTTGGATTTACCATTCTTCTTACCAAAGCGAGAAAGATACTTGATGGCGTTTGAACGAGTAAATGCTTCAGCATCACCAATACTCTCAATCAAATCAAGAGTTTGAGTTTTGGATTGTTCAGAAGTGTAGTGAGAATGATAAGTGCTGGAAAGATATTGCTCTACTTCTTTTAGGGTTTTGTCTTCTTCGTATTTCCAGAAACCGTTTTTGTTTGTATCTTCAGGCATATTCAAATTAAAAGTGATTGTATCGGGAGAAGAATTTCCAAAGTAATTGAATGGAACTGATTGAGCAGCGTAGATAAAGTCCTGAGCACCACTAAAAGAAATAGTATCAGTTCCTTCACCACCATAAATTACAGTATTCTTCCAAGAATCTGGAAGTGAATTTTCATAAGTGCTTTCAAAATTTTCAGACATTGCAAATCATAGTAAAGGACAAAAAGAGGAGGCACTTTTTACCTCCTCATATTCTATCAGGATTGAGGTTCCTGGTCAACAGGAAGTTGGAAGTCAGCATCAACCTTGTCATAGAGTTCAAGGAATGCTTGCTTGGTTTCATCATCAAAACGGTTTACGCAAACTTGGATTGCCTTTGCCTTGTCTTGGAAAATGCTGTAGGCACGGATGATGTGAACCAGGCGGCGGGTGCTGATGATTTCCTCAATACCACCATCGTAGAAGGTCTTGCGGATGATGTCTGCCCAGTCAACCAGACGCTTACAGAAGTCACGGTCTTCCACACCAAGGTCCAGAGCGATACCTTCCAAGATCTTCTGCTCAGTCGCAGGGGCAGGGTAGGACTGCTCAAAGGTCACAGGGAAACGCTCAAGGAATGCTTCGTTAAGAACGTTGGTGCCGATGAAGCGTCCATCATCAGAACCTTTGCCTTTGGTATTTGCAGTGGCAATAACATTGAAACCAGCAGTGGGTTTCACAAACTTACCAATCTTCTTAAGAAAGACGCCCTTACCCTCAAGCACAGATTGCAGGCAGAGGATTTTGTTAGAGGCAAGGTCAATCTCATCCAGCAGCAGAATAGCACCACGTTCCAGTGCTTCAATTACGGGACCATTGTGCCAAGCGGTTTCACCATTCACGAGACGGAAACCACCAATCAGATCATCCTCATCAGTTTCGATGGTGATGTTGACACGAATCAGTTCTCGCTTCAGTTGAGCACATGCTTGCTCCACGCCAAAAGTTTTACCGTTACCAGACAGACCAGTAATGAACGTAGGATAAAAAAGGCGGGACTGAATAATTTTTTTAATATCAACAAAATTACCAAACTTGACAAAGGTATCATCTTTGTCGGGGATAAGATTTTGATGAACTTCAGGAAGAACTGAAACAGAACTAAAGGAGCGTTCAATCTCCTCAACTTTCTTCTGAGTCACTTCCAGGTTCCAGCGACCACGACCAACTTTGAAGTCGTCCAAACGCTTAGTAACGGTCTGATACGAAATATTTTTAGACGCACAATATCCACGAACATCTGCAGCAGTGAATTCTTTTCCAAAAGTATTTTTGAGATCATTGAGAATTTGATCGTCGGTCATTTGGAGGCGAGACATGATGTGTTTGTTTTGTTTCAACATAGTAATTATAGAGCAAAAAGGGGGTCACTGGGACCCCCTGTGGTCAGTTCGCCAACTGGTTCTTGAGTTTATCAAGATAGTCTCCTGAGGCAATTTTTGCCTTATAACCAGGATAATATTGATTTACAATAGTAGGAATACCCATAGCAGTAACAGAACTTTCACACTTTACCCAAACTTCTTGAGTGTCATACTTTACAACATGGTCAAAAGGAAATTTTGTTTTCATTTTCAATTTTCAACAGTAAATGTTTTGTTTTTAACTTTAGTATCAAATTCACCAGTTCTACCTGGTTTCATACTTCCTATTTTAACATTTTTTCCTTCACCTGGCCAAGAGGTTTTAGAAGTTCCTTTAAGTGTCGCTTCTCCACCACCTTTACGCTGAAGTAAAACGGAATCTTGATTGTATTTTCTACCAAGTTTCTCAATCGCTTTCTTAAACTTTCTCTTACCTTTTTTACCAGGAGTAATGATGTGAGATTTTTCTCCAACTTTTTTTTCTTGCTCAGTTCCTGGGTTCTCAGTATATCTACCAGAAACTTTTGTGGGACCTGGAAGACCAGCGCCTCTCACATCTTTTTCAAGTTGCTTTGAACGTGCTTTGTTCTCTTCCTTTGATTTGTCACCACGTTGTGCCGACATAATTGCCATACCACCCTTCTTTGACTTACTCATAATACGAGTAAGTGAAGTTTCATTCACCAACTCTTCACCCAACTCCCCAAGTGCCTTTGCTTTACGAACTTTCTTTGGGTTTAGTTTACCACCAGGATAGTTTCTTTCATCATTACCCTCAAAGTCAGGATCTACATTAGCACGATGTCTTGCTGCTCTCTCAGGAGAATATCTATCAGTATGAATATCCTTTCTGCGATTTGGAGCAATCTTATCCTCTGCTCTCTTTTCTTTTTGCTTGAGAGCACTGCGCTTCTTCTTATAATCTTTGAGGGTCATTCCCTCAGCAATTAGCATAAACTCCTGAAAAGTTCTCATATTACTAAACAGTTTTTTAAGTATTTAGGCAACGAGAGAAATAAACTCACCAAGAACTTTTTTATTCAGCTTTTTGGTTTTCAAAGATTTTACAAAGGCAGATTTAATTTGAGACTTGGTGGCATCCTCTGCAACCTCAAACTCAGTATCTTGAGAAAGTGCTGAGGAAGAAAGTCCAAAGTATGCATCATATCCAGAGTTAGTAATAGTAAAACTCCTTAGTTTTTTCCAATCGCTTTGAATTTTATCATACTGTTTATCAGTATAAGAATGATAGAGTTGAATAAAACGACTTGCATTGCGACTTTCAAGAACACGAATGCCGATAAAGTTTGTAGAAGAAAACTTATCTTTCAAGTTCCTAAGAAGAGTATCAGTAAATTCATGATATCCATATCCAAACTTATAGGTAGTGCCTAGTTTGCGATCACGAAGAAATGCTGTGTGAGGATTAATGTATCCATTTCCAATGTAGGAATCTTTTTCCCAGGCACGTTTAATTTCTTTGTGGTGGACGAGTTGGTTTGCTTCACCATCAGTCAATACAATACACTGAACTTTTTGAAGTTTATTTTCCTTCTGAAACTTTGGAAGAATTTGATGAAGAGTAATCAATGCTTCATTCAAAGGAGTTCCAGAGAGACTAAGACGATTAGAGTAAGTATAAGGAGAACTGTAAGACCTACCAAAACAATAAGCAAGACGCCAAATATTCAACATCTGGTGTTCAAGAACTTTACCAGAAACTTTACTAGTAAGAATATTCATTAAAGAAAATGTTTCATCAACCACTAGAAGACCGTCTTTCTTTTGATAATGGGGAGTGCGATCTGCAGCAAAATAACGATCATTTTCATAATCATACTCACCGCGCCGCCATTCATTAGTAAAGGCATAAACCTCAAAAGGAATAGAGACCTTTTTACAGAACCAAACGAGGTTGAAGAGTTGCTTGCAAGTATCAAGCATCACATCACACATAGAACCACTCCAGTCTAGTACAAATACCAGACCGTGATTTTTACCATCAGGAATCACAGAAACTTTCTTGAACAAATCTTCATTGTACTTGTAAGTATGAAGACGAGAAGTATCAAGAACACCTGTCCGAGCAGTTGATGCACGAGCATATTGATCTGCTGCCTTACGGCACTCAAATTCCTTTACCAAATAACTAACTTCTTTCTGAGCAGAGGACTTGAATTTCTTAAAGTCAAGGTCAGTCTCTTTATACAAATTTACTGGAGTGTAACCTTTATCATTTGCATGTTCATTATGAATTTTTTGTTGATGAGAGAATGAGTCATCAATATCTTTATGAACCTCGGAGTTTTTGCCAATAACAGTATCAAGATTTACTTGAGGAACTTCAAGGTAAACATTCTCATATTCATCACTACCAACAAGGTCACGAATCTTATCTTCAAGAGATTCTGCGGTACGAATTTCAGGTTCATCCTTTTGATTGGAAGAATTTACCTGAGTTTCTTCTCCCTGAGCAGTACCACCATAAGAATCTGTTTCGCTAGGTTGTTCTTGGTCACCCTTTCCTTCCTGCTCAGAAGAAGAGTTATTAGTTTCTACTGTTTCGCTTGCAGGAGACTGAGAGTTTCCTTTAATTTCATGCGAATCAAAATCAGCAACCTTCTGTTGTTGCTCCTTCTCTTTCTTACAATACTTATAAAGCTCGTCAGCAGCAATCAGAGCATCAGCAAAACTTTCGCAAGCATCGATCAGGTTAATAATCTCTTTTTCTTCTGGACTGAAATCCAAAGTGATAAAATTACCAACCTTAAAATAAAGGTTTGCACGATCAGCAAGATTGAATTTGGAAATATCTTCATCAGCAATTTGAAAGAAGTCTTCTTCATTCAAATCCTTGTATCCGTTGTAAAAAGTCTTAGCAAGCCCAGCATACTTGCGTTTCATTAGTTTTTCAATACGAGCATCCTCAACCACATTCACAAACTGCTGAGGAACCTTCACAGTCTCACTCCAATCTTCATCAGGAGTGAAAAGAGCATGTCCGACTTCATGACCAACCAGAAGGTCATAAACAAGACTACTTGCTTTTTCCCATAGAGGCAGTGTCAGAACGCGAGTATGGACGTTAAAGCAAGCGGTAGAGACCTTCTTATGCTCCACTACAAGGTCTTCAGTGGCAAGAAGTTTGGCAAGTTGAGATTTGATTTCGTGAGAGACTGCCATCGGATTCGTTTCGTATGAGACCATCATAAAACGAAAGGTCGCCTTTTGGACGACCCATGTGACGCTTTTTGAACTGGGCAAGTCGTGCTTTAGCTTGCCTCAGTGCCTGTGGTTTCAGTTTTCGTTTTTGTTCTTTCTTGGAATGGTGCTTCCAATTTGGGACTTGCATGACTCTCCTTGTTCTAAGCCACCATACGGGAAAAACCTTTGACTTTCTCAAACTTTGTGACACTTTCAAATTTGTCCTCTAATCCTGTCTTATGAGAGATGACAAATATATTAGCATCTTTAATGACATAACGAATAATCTTTAA